ATGTTTAAAGTTTTTAGAAACTGTTTAAAATATGGTGATCAGGTTTTTGTACGAGATCCAGAAAACTTTAAATTATATTGGGTTGATATGACCAAAGTAATTAAAGTTATTGTTAACGAAAGTGAAGGTAAAAAGCCAGAACAATATGTTATCAAAGATTTGAATATTAATTTAGAAAATCTAGTTGTATCTGAAAAGACAAATACAGATTTTGCTGCTAATCCTGCAACTGGTTTAGGTGGAACAGGTGGTGGTTCAACAACATCATATACTGTACCAAGTATGCCATATAATACAACAGGTTCACGTTTTAGTTTGGGTTTTAATGAAGCTGCTATTGATGCAAAACATGTTGTACATTTAAGTTTAACTGAAGGTCTTGATAGATTTTGGCCGTTTGGTCAATCAATATTAGAAAACGTTTTTAAAGTTTATAAGCAAAAAGAATTGTTAGAAGATGCAGTATTAATATATCGTGTGCAACGTGCACCAGAACGTAGAGTTTTCAAAATTGACGTTGGTAATATGCCAAGTCATATGGCAATGGCATTTGTTGAGCGTATTAAGAATGAAATTCATCAAAGACGTATACCAAGTATTGCAGGTGGACAAGCGATTGTAGATGCTACATATAATCCATTAAGTATGAACGAAGATTATTTTTTCCCAGTAACTGCTGATGGTCGTGGCTCAAGTGTTGATTTACTTCAAGGTGGTCAAAACTTAGGTGAGATTGATGATTTACGTTATTTTAATAATAGGTTAGCACGTGGTTTACGTGTACCAAGTTCATATCTTCCTACAGGTCCTGATGATAATACGACTCCACTAAGTGATGGTCGTGTTGGCACTGCTATGATACAAGAGTTTAGATTTAATCAATATTGTGAACGTTTACAAAATTATATTATTCGTAAACTTGATGAAGAATTTAAATTATTTTTACGTTGGAGAGGATTGAATATTGATGCTGGATTATTCAGTTTAGAGTTTAATCCACCACAAAACTTTGCAGCATATCGTCAAAGTGAATTAGATACTGCACGTATGAGTTCATTTACTAGTATAGAACAATATCCATATATTAGTAAGCGTTTTGCAATGGAACGTTTCTTAGGATTGACTGAAGAAGAAATCAATAAGAATGAGAGACAATGGCGTGAAGAAAACGGAAAAGATAATGATATTGACCCAGTAGGAAGTGATTTACGTAGTATAGGTATTAGTTCAGGTGATATTGAAACTGATATTAATACAGGTGAAAAAGCAGAAGCGGGTGGGGAAGAATCTGAAAATCCAGAATTAGAAGCTGCTGGTCAAGTACAGAAACCAATGATGGATGTTAATTCAATACCCGCTCCCGGTGGTAATGGAATGTAAAAGATAAATAATATTATGAAATTGTTTGAAATGTTCAATCCACCTATTCCAGGATATCAGGATGTAAGTGCTGATAATAGTAGTCCTAAGTGGAAAGAATCACGTAAAACAAAATTAACATTAAAGCAGATACGTAAATTACGTAAGATGAATGATGTTAGAAATTATGAAAAAGTAAATTACTTAAAGAAAATAAAAGAGCAATATGGTGTAAAACCAGAAGCCGGTGCAATGCCTGCTGCATAACAAGCCTCTTTTCTAATTATACCTTCCGAAAACGTAAAAAAACAGCACATTTAGAGCGGTTTTTTGCCATACCTGCTAAATAATTCTACAAAGCCATTTCACTTAGGAGAATAACGATGGACAACAAAAAATTTGAACAACTTATTGATTTGATTATCAATGAGAATGAAGAACAAGCAAAAGCATTATTCCATGATATCGTGGTTGAGAAGTCACGTGAGATTTATGAATCAATGATGGATGATGACATGTCAGAAGGCATGGGCGGTCAAGTAGGCGGTTTCTTAGATGAGATTTCTGCTGAAGAATCAGGTGTATTAGAAGGTGATGATGAATCAGAAGTATTAGATATTGAAGATGGTGCTGATGATGAAGAAATCATTGATTTAGACATGACTGATGACGAGCCAGATGGTACTGAAGAAGTAGAAGATACATTAGTTCGCATTGAAGATAAACTAGATGCATTGATGGCAGAATTTGAAGAAATTATGGCTGACGATGATGAAGAAGTTGCAGACTTTGATGATGAAGAAGCAATGGACGATGAAGAAGAAGCAATGGATGATGCAGAAGATTTAGCAGAAGCCATTAATTTAAAACAAGTACCAGGATTATATGGTTCTAAAATCGGCGGTGATAATGGTCAACAACCAAAATCAACTGTAGCAGCAAACAGCGGAGCACGTGGAATGGCAAGTAAGCCAGTCAACTTCGGCGGTAATGATGAAGCAGTTCCGACAGGTCCAAAGGGTCCAAGCAATGCTTACTCAAAGGGCGAAAAACAAGTTAAAGATGCTACCAGTTGGAAGAATGTACCTGCACAAAACAATGCAGACTTAGAATCAGCACCAAAGCCAGTCACTAAAGACGAAGCAGGTAAAGTTCGTAGTCCTGTAGCAGAGTCACGCAAGCCAGCGAAGCGTAGAATTTAAGGAATCTGAGAGCAATGGCTTTGTATCTCAAAGAACATCTGACGTTTGACCGCGCTAATATCGTGGTTGAGAGTGCAGGTGAAGGTAGTTTGAAAAGTCTCTATATGAAGGGGATTTTCATTCAGGGCGGGGTAAAGAACGCAAATGAGCGTATTTATCCTGTTTCTGAAATTGAAAGTGCGGTTGAAACTTTGAACAAACAGATACAAGAGGGCTACTCAGTCCTGGGTGAAGTAGATCATCCTGATGACTTAAAAGTCAATTTAGATCGTGTATCACATATGATTACTAATATGTGGATGGATGGTCCAAATGGATTTGGGAAGTTAAAGATTTTACCAACTCCAATGGGGCAGTTAGTAACTACCATGTTGGAGAGTGGTGTTAAACTAGGCGTATCAAGTCGTGGTAGCGGAAACGTGAATGACTATGATGGCAAGGTTAGTGACTTTGAAATAGTCACTGTGGATATTGTCGCACAACCGAGTGCACCGAATGCTTATCCTAAAGCGATTTATGAAGGTATGATGAATATGCGTCATGGTCATAAATTATTGGATATTACAAAAGGTGCACAAGGCGACAAAAAAGTAGAGAAATACTTGAAGGAGGAAGTAATGCGCCTCATCAAGGATCTTAAAATTAAATAAGGGGACACAAGCATGTTTGATGCTATCAAGCCATTACTTGAAAGTGGACTTATCAATGAAGATATCGGGCAACAATTAAATGAAGCCTGGGAAACAAAATTGAATGAGGCCCGCGAACAAGTACGTGAAGAACTCCGTGAGGAATTCGCACAACGTTATGAACATGACAGACTTGTGATGGTAGAAGCCCTTGACAAGATGGTTACAGACGGTCTAACAACTGAAATTGAAGAATTCCAGTCTGAAAGACAAGCAATGAACGAAGACCGCGTACAAGCAAAAATGAAACTACGTGAATCTGCTACAAAATTTAATGATTTTATGGTTACTAAACTAGCCGAAGAAATTAAAGAATTACGTAGTGATCGCCAAATTCAAAAAGAAAATCAACAAAAGTTAGAACAATTCGTTGTTCATGCTCTTGCCCGTGAAATTAAAGAATTCGCACAAGACAAACAAGCAGTTGTTGAAGCTAAGGTTAAGTTAGTTGCAGAAGGTCGCACACAATTAGAAGCATTGAAGGAACGTTTCGTTACTGAAAGTGCTAAGAGATTGAATGTTGCTGTAACAGGACAGTTAAAGGGTGAACTAGGTCAGTTGAAGGAAGATATCAAAGTTGCAAAAGAAAACAATTTTGGTCGCCGTATCTTTGAAAGTTTCGCAAGCGAATTTTCAGTTACTCACTTAAGTGAGAAAGTTGAAACACGCAAGTTAATCAATCAGTTACAAGATATGAATCATAAATTAGCTGAATCACAAGAGAAAGTAAACCAAGCAGAGAAGTTGGTTGAAACAAAAGAACGTGAAGTTCGTGTTATCAAAGAATCTAATGAACGTACAAAGGTCATTGGTTCATTGTTATCTTCTCTAAACGAGGAGAAAGCAGGGGTAATGCGTAGCTTACTAGAAGGTGTGCAAACAACTAAGTTGCAAGCCGCTTTCGATAAGTATCTACCAGCAGTTCTAAACACTGGCGCCGAGAAGAAGTCTGGAAAGACTTTAATCAGCGAAAGCGTAGTAGAAGTTACTGGGGATAAAGCTGCCAAACAAGAAGTTGATATTGAACAACGTGACAACGTTATAGATATCAAGCGTCTGGCAGGGCTTTAAAAATTAAAAGACATATCAGGAGAAATATTAAATGTCAAAAGTTCTATTAGAAGGCCGTTGGGACGAGACGAAAGAAGCTCTGTTAGAAGGCTTAAAGGGTACTCGCCGCTCAACAATGGGTGTTATCTTAGAAAACACCAAAAGGCAACTACTTGCTGAATCAACAGCAGGTACAACTACAGCAGGTAACATCGCTACACTAAACCGTGTGATTTTACCAGTTATCCGTCGTGTTATGCCAACCGTTATCGCTAACGAATTGGTAGGCGTTCAGCCAATGACAGGACCAGTAGGTCAAATTCACACATTACGTGTACGTTATGCACAAAACTTAGTGGACAACTCTGCTGCTCAAACTAGCGTTACAGCTGGTCAAGAAGCATTGAGCCCATTCACTATTGCTCAGGCATATTCACGTACACCACAACTTCAAACAACTGCAACAGGTTACACAGGTAACAATACAGCAGCTCTTGAAGGTAATGGTGGTAAGCAAATCAGCGTACAAATCTTGCGTCAGGCTGTTGAAGCCAAGTCACGTAAGTTGCAAGCACGTTGGACATTTGAAGCTGCTCAAGACGCACAAAGCCAACATGGCATTGACGTTGAGGCAGAAATCATGGCCGCTTTAGCACAAGAAATTACTGCTGAAATTGACCAAGAGATTCTATTGTCATTGCGTACATTAGCATCTACAGAGTATACATACAACCAAGCAACAGTATCAGGTACTGCGACTTACGTTGGTGACGAACACGCTGCATTGGCTGTTCTAATCAATCGTGTTGCTAACTTGATTGCACAACGCACTCGTCGTGGTGCTGGTAACTGGGCAGTTGTATCAAGTGCATCATTGACAGTATTGCAATCTGCAACTACTTCAGCGTTCGCACGTACTACAGAAGGTACATTCGAAGCACCTACAAACACTAAGTTTGTTGGTACATTGAACGGCGCTATGCGTGTGTTCGTGGACAGCTATGCCGCTGATACAGTTCCTGTATTAGTTGGTTATAAGGGTTCATCAGAGACTGATGCAGCGGCATTCTATTGCCCATACATCCCATTGATGAGTTCTGGTGTTGTTCTAGATCCAACAACATTCGAGCCAGTCGTATCATTTATGACACGTTATGGTTACATCGAATTAACAAACACTGCATCATCATTTGGTAATGCAGCTGACTATGTTGGTGAAATCGCAGTTCAAAACTTAACATTCCAATAATCAAATATTGGTTTAAGGGAAATAAAGGGTGCTTCGGCACCCTTTTCTTATATATACACTATGAATCAATTAATCTATACTCTAATCGTAACACACATTACTATTATATGCGTAACTCTATTTCTACATAGAGGACAAGCACATAAATCAATTATATTTCATCCAATACTAAGTCACTTTATGAGATTTTGGTTATGGCTGACAACTGGCATGGTTACTAAACAATGGGTAGCCATTCATCGTAAACATCATCAATCAACAGAAAAAGAAGGCGATCCACATAGTCCTCATGTTTTTGGAATTTGGACTGTATTATTTAAAGGTGCATTATTATATCATTCAGCAAGTAAAGATACTGTCATGGTTGCTAGTTATGGACAAGGCACACCCAATGATTGGTTAGAACGTAATTTATACACTAAGCATAGTAGACTTGGTATATTATTAATGTTATTAATAAATCTATATATATTTGGTATCATTGGATTATTAATATGGGGAATTCAAATGATATGGATACCATTTTGGGCTGCCGGAGTTGTTAATGGTATAGGTCATTGGTGGGGATATCGTAATACAGAAACTAGAGATAAGAGTAGAAATTTTTCAATGTGGGGTATAGTAATAGGTGGTGAAGAATTACATAATAATCATCACAACAATCCAGCAAGTCCTAAATTAAGTCAGAAGTGGTTTGAGTTTGATATAGGTTGGATGTATTTAACATTATTTAGATTTGTAAAATTAGCAAAATTAAGATAAATATCTTTATCTCAACGAGATGGGAAGTTTACTTAAAGGGCTCTACGGAGCCTTTTTTGTTGGCTGTGATTTATTTGACTATATAGTAGTATGATAGTCATGGCACCAATCTCAGTTGGAGAATTAATTGATAAGATAACTATTCTTTCTATAAAAGCAGAAAGATTAACTGATCCTAAAAAACAATTAAACGTTTCTAATGAATTGATAAAACTCAAAGAGATTGAATCCTCATTAAAAATGCCTAATATACAAGAGTTATATAAACAACTTTATTTTGTTAATAGTGAGTTATGGTATATTGAAGATAGTAAACGTCAATGTGAGAAGGATCAAAACTTTGGTCCTATGTTTATTGAATATGCACGTAATGTCTATATAAAGAATGACGAAAGAGCCAGAATTAAAAATGAAATCAATAAATTAGTTGGCTCATCTATTGTTGAGGAAAAAAGTTATTAATTAATTACTACATCTGCGTCAATTGTAATATCTAAAATAGACTTTTTCTTCTCTTTCATTTTCTTTTGATGAAGTCTGTTACAATTGGCGCAGAGTGTTTTCATATTAGTTTTTTCTTTGTTTTTCTTATTATCATCTTTGTACACAATGTCTAATTGACATTTATCTTCTGGTACAAATCCACACTTCTCACATTTATTTTTCTTGTTAAGTAAATAACCATTCTTTGGATTATATGATGCTTTAGCACATTGTGAACAATATTTGTGCCATTGTTTGAAGCCATGTTTGCTAAAACCATTTGGTTTTGCTAATGAAACTTTACAATTTTTACAAAGAGGACGGTTTGGTTGATGTATAAGCATATTCTATTTATAAAATAATTAAGACCCCTAGGGTGCTTTTTTCTTTGGTTTTAAAACGGAAAAAAAGATAAATAATTTATAACAGGATATTTAAAACATGTCATTTGAAAAACTTAATTCAGTAGGCGGCCTATCTGTTGGTATTCCAGCAGTTGATGTAGTTGCTGCTAACGGTATCGTTGTAGCGGATATTAATGCTAATATTGTTCAAGGTAACGTATTCCAATACTCAAACGGCCAGCCAATAAGTGGCGCCGCCGCAGGTGTTAATACTGAAGTACAGTTTAACGCCGGAAATAGTTTATTCGGTGCAAGTCCAGATTTCACATTTGATAGTGTAACCGGTCTATTAACGATAACAAACGTATCAGCAACAGGAAACGTAAATTTAGGTAGTGTTTCTAATCTTACAATTTCAGGTGGTACTGACGGATACTATCTACAAACAGACGGTTTAGGTAATTTAAGTTGGGCAGCAGGCGGTGGCGGAGGAAACGGTGATCCAGGTGGTTCAAATACTCAAGTTCAATTTAACGATGAGGGTTTATTTGGCGGTGTAAATGGGTTTACATTTAATAAAAATACAGGAATATTAACTGTTCCTATATTAACTGCAAATACAGTAAATGGTAACGTTGCACACGCTGAAACTGCAAATACTGTTGTAGATAATCAACAACCAAATATAACAAGTTTAGGTACATTAGTAAGTTTAACTGTCGCTGGAAATATTAATTCAGGTAATGCTAACTTAGGTAATTTAGTAATCAGTAATTACTTCAGTGGTAGTGGTAATTTATTAAGCAATGTAACAGCGGTAAAGTCAGGTACAGTTACAACAAATGCACAACCAAATATTACAAGTGTAGGAACATTAACTAGTTTAAGTGTTTCTGGTAATACAAGAACTGGAAACTTATCTACTACTGGAAATGCAAATGTATCAGGACTAATAGTTGGTTCTAGTGCAAATTTAGGAGCAGTCGGAAATGTAAAAATTACAGGTGGTACATCTGGTCAATATCTACAAACTGATGGAACAGGAAACTTAACTTGGTCTACTTCTACAGGTGGTAATGGAACACCCGGTGGTTCTAATACACAGGTTCAATTTAATAATGCAGGGGCCTTTGGTGGAGTATCAGGGTTTGCATTTAATAATACTACAGGAATATTAACAGTACCTAATGTTAGTGCATCAGGTAATATAACTTCAGTTAATGCTAATTTAGGTAATGCGGTAACAGCAAATTATTTCATTGGTAATGGTACTCCAATGACATTCAATACCAGTGCTAACATAATATATGTGGGTACAAATGGTAATGATAGTAATAATGGTAGCATTAATAAACCATTTTTAACTATCAAAGCCGCACTAACTGCTGCATCAGGTGGAAATATATCAGTTCATGTAGCACCTGGTATTTATACAGAAGCAAATCCAATCACTATACCGGCAAATGTAGCACTCATGGGAGATAACTTAAGAAATGTTACTATAATACCACAGACTCCTGCATCTGATTTATTTTACGTATCTAATGGATGTTATGTATGGGGTATTACAATTAAAAATTATACTGCTAATGGATTTAGTTTTAATCCATCTACTCCTAGTCAAAATGTATTTGTAAGTCCATACATACAAAATTTAACATCTAGCACTACTACTGGCACTGCAATTTTTATTGATGGAAATAACGTAAGTAGTATTAGTACTAAAGCAATGATTGTAGGTTTCTTTACTATTATCAATCGGGGTGGTAAAGGTGTTCGTATTGTAAATTCAGGGTATAGTCAATTAGTTAATATATACACAATTGGATGTGATATAGGTATACAAGTAGAATCAGGCGGATTCTGCACATTAAATGGTAGTGATTGTTCAATTGGTAATTATGGATTAGTAGCAACCGGTTACGGACCACTACAAACTTCCGGTTCTCTAGTATCTCAAACAAATGGTGTATTTATAATTGATACCTTTACAAATGGCCAACCTCATGTTAATACTGTTATGATAATTGACGGAAATCCTAATTATTATACAATTGATACTATTGCCCCTAATATACCTAGTGCAGGAAAAGCTACAGTAGTAATACAAGAGACATTTACCGGCACACCAAGTCCAGGAACAACTATAGAATTTTATACTAGAAGTGCAATTATAGCAAGTGCTCATACATTTGAATATGTAGGTGCAGGAACTAATCCTGCAACTGCATTGCCACAATATGGTGGAATACCAATTGAAGAAAATGAAGTTATAGAAACAGATGGAGGTGTAGTAACATTTACTAGTACAGACCAAAAGGGTAATTTTAAAGTTGGAAAAGGATTTACAATTAATCAAGCCAGTGGAACCATTACTGGTACCTACTTTTATGAAAGTTTATTTGCCCAAATGACTCCATATATATTAGCATTAGGTTTGTAATAAAGAAAGAATAAAGGAAAAAACATGGCAGCAGTATTAAATATTTTTAAAACAACATTAGTAGATTTAACAATCACACCACTAAATGTATACACTCCTCCAATTGGTTATGCTACAGTTGTTTTAATGGCTCAAGTAAGTAATAACGGAAATGATACAATACAAATATCAGCAGATATAACACGCAGTGGACTCCCTTTTTCATTAATTAAAAATGCTAGTGTACCTGTTAGTGATGCTATAACCGTTTTAACTGGACGATTAATATTAAATTACGGAGATGTGCTAGGTTTTTCTAGTAGTGATGACACTAGTGCTCAATTAGTTTTGAGTTATTTAGAAACATTAGTATCTGGTAATTAAAATATGGGAATTAACTCAAAACTACTTAGCGGTCGTGTTCCAGTTACACCCTACAATGACCTTCCTAATGACCGCTATGAATTTTTAGGACTTGGACAAGCAGAGCCAAGTCTAGGATCAGGCACGGCAAATTCTGTATTGACATTAGGTACTGGTAATACAAGAGTTTGGAGTAACTCAGTTAGTTTAAATTCAGTAACAGTAAGTGGCGGTGCAAATTTAGGTAATGTTGGTAATATTACTATAACAGGTGGTTCATCTGGATATGTATTAAGTACTGATGGTTTAGGTAATTTAAGTTGGGTAGCACAATCAGGTGGTGGAAATGGAAATCCAGGAGGTTCAAATACTCAAGTTCAATTTAATGATAATGGTGCATTCGGAGGAGTTGCTAATTTAACTTATAACAAAGTGACTGATGTTCTTTCAGTCACTGGTGAAATTATTGCAAACACATTTCAAATGGGTTCAGGTGCATATAATTTCTTTAATCAATCAGTATACTTTGCAACAACTGCAAGCACATCACCCGATCAAGTTCTTTGGGGTATAAATGCTAGTAATGTATCAGGAGTAGATTTCACAATAGTTGCAATTGATGCAACTGGAAATACACTTCAAAGTTCAAAAATTTCTTCAATAGTACTGGGAACATCAGTAGTATTTAATGAATACGCTGGTTTAGGAATCAATGGGGGAGTGGGTACTTTCTCAGTTGACTATGGTTCAGGTCAGTTACAATTAAGTGTAACTCCTGATTCAACCGCTTTAACCGAATATAACATACTCATCACTGAGTATTTAAAGTACCCGTAATGATAAATATAATAATAAAGGGACCATAATATGGCAATAAGAGCATTAAATTCAGTTGGCGGCTTCTCGGTAGGTGAGTTGGCATCCAACATTATACTAGCAAACGGGGATATAACTACAAGTAAACTTTCCGCAAACGGAAATGTAACATTTACCGGTGCAAATATCTCACTGGGCGCAGTAGCAAATCTACATATAACCGGTGGTTCAAATGGACAGGTAATTTCCACTGATGGAAACGGCAATTTAAGTTTTACCACTGTAAGTACTTCAGGATTAAGTAACGGCTCTAGTAATATTCAAGTACTGAATAGTGGAAATCTAACATTCAGTAGTGCAGGAACAGCAAATGTTTTAGTAGTTTCTAACACCGGATCATTTATTTCAGGTATACTAAGTGTAACAGGTAATGCTAATATAGGCAACATAGGTACTGCTGGATTAATTACTGCTAACGGCAATATTACCGGTGGTAATATTGTAACAGGTGGTGCATTAAGTGTAACAGGTAATGCTAATATTGGTAATATTGGCACAACACTAATAACTGCTACAGGAAATATAACTGGTGCAAATTTAGTAACTGGCGGCGCATTAAGTGTAACAGGTAATGCTAATATCGGTAATATTGGTACAACACTAATAACTGCAACTGGTAACATAACTGGTGCTAACTTAGTAACCGGTGGTGCATTAAGTGTAACAGGTAATGCTAATATTGGTAACATCGGTACAACACTAATAACTGCAACTGGTAACATAACTGGTGCAAATTTAGTAACTGGTGGTGATTTATCTGTAACTGGTAATGCTAATATAGGTAACATCGGTACAACACTAATAACTGCAACTGGTAACATAACTGGTGCAAATTTAGTAACTGGTGGTGCATTAAGTGTAACAGGTAATGCTAATATTGGTAACATCGGTACTAGCACTTTAACTGTAACTGGTACTTCTAATTTAGGTAATGTCGGAAATATTACTATTACCGGCGGTTCAAACGGATATGTTTTAACAACTGATGGTTCAGGAAATTTAGATTGGACTGCAACAGGTAGTCCTTCAAATATTCATAATGGCAATAGTAATGTAAGTATTCCAACACTGGATGGTAATGTATATATTAATGCTAATGCAGCAACAAATAAACAGTGGAACTTTAGTACAGACGGAAATATATATACACCAGAATCTGGCCAGATTGTAGCAAGTAGTCCATTCTATGGTATAACTATATCTGATTATGATCCTAATAATGCATTATCTATTAGTGGCGCAGGTTCATTTCTTAGTGGCAATGGTTTAGTTAGACTTAGCCCCAGTGGTGTTAATTATGACTTTAGTAACCTTGCTGCAAACTTTGGTGCTGCGGCATTCTCTACAACCGGTAACGCTAATATAGCCAATATTGATACAATTGGTGTTTATTCAAATACATTAAGTGCTACTGGTAACATAACTGGTGGTAATATTATAACAGGTGGTGATTTATCTGTAACAGGTAATGCAAACATTGGAAACATTGGAACAGCATTAATAACAGCTACTGGTAATATAACTGGTGCTAACTTAGTAACTGGTGGTGATTTATCAGTTACTGGCAACGCAAACATTGGTAATATCGGTACTGCACTAATAACTGCTACTGGTAATATAACTGGTGCTAACTTAGTAACAGGTGGTGATTTATCTGTAACTGGTAATGCTAATATAGGTAACATAGGTACTGCACTAATAACTGCTACTGGTAATATAACTGGTGCTAACTTAGTAACAGGTGGTGATTTATCTGTAACTGGTAATGCTAATAT